AGCGACCTAGCAAATAGTCAGCCAGAATTAGGGAATCAGCATCGCTAGTCAGTAACAGCCCGTCTAGGGATAAAGTCTGTACGCCATAAATGTCTTGCGATAAAAGGTTGTCAGCTACCTGTGGCGTTCCACCTTCACGAGTAATTACCACGCGGTTGTATAGGTTCTCTGACCCATAGATAACGGCAATGTTGTTATAGCCAACGGATTCTGCTCTGCCATCGTCAGCAAAGATCAGGGTATCTACAAGTGGTGGAACTGTGATGCGGTCACGGAATGTAAGCGCACCTGACTTAGACATAAACAGTGCGCCGGGTTCTGTGGACTCAACCAGTTGCAGGTATTGCAAGGCGTTGCTGTTCTCTGGCACAACGTCTGCTTGCAGGGTTTCTTGTCCGGGGTCAATGTCGCGCTCACCAGCAGGCCAAGCTACTTCTGGGCGGTTAATAATTGTTTCAATACGTTCACCAGATAACTGAGCTACGTTTGTAAAAGAGTCAATCTGGGTAGCCGATAACTGCAAGAAACCATCCACGCAGCTGATCGAAGCAAAAGACTTACCGCCTAGCTCGTAACTTAAATCCCAGTCATCTATGTAGCCAGTGAACTGACGGATGCCGTTGGTTTCAATAACGACTTGCTTTCTAGGCAGAATCTGGGAACGGTACGGGCTGTCCTCGTAAAACGGGTCAAAGGTTCTATCGTCATTGTGCAGGGTAACTGATGCGTTGCCTGCGGTGAAGCGGTCTAGCTCCCGTGACTTGCCCCGTGAAATAGAAGCACTAGCGACATAATTAGTAACATCAACCAAAACATCGCCACCAAGAACATAGTCGCTATCAAGAACGCCACGAACTGGATCATCAAGCGCAAAGAACGAACCACCTGATGCTGTGAGGTCAAACGCAATGTAGACCTTAGTTTCTGGATTAGACATTTATGCGCTCGCAAATACCGGGCCACTAGTACGCTCATATCTCTTAATGGCATCCACAATGTCACGACCAATAGAAGCACCGTCTGCGCCCATACCTGCATTCACGTTAATTGTGATCTGGCTTCCTAGCCCACCTGCGTTGCGACCTGACAAAGGCACAACAGCTTCTGGCCCGGCTTCACCAATAAGCGCAAGCGTTGGCCCGGTGACAATGCCACCCTTAGCAAAGGCAGGAACTTCAACACCAAGAGATGCAGCCAAGTCCATAATTGACTGGCGTTCACCCTTAGAAATCTTTGTGCCACTCTTTGATTTCTTACCTCTAGCTTTAGCAATAGCAGAATTAACCTGATCTATACCAGCCTGATTGACAATGCTTCCAGTAGCTGTGACCGATAGACCAGCAGCAGCAATGGCTGCCTTAACGCCGTCTACAAGAGCTTGACCAGCAGCAACGCCTGCGGAGTAGAACTGGGTAGCAGCTGACTCACCAACGGCATCGGCTACGGACTGAGTTGCAGAAGTCAGGGTATTGACTTGATCTACAACAGTTGCGCCACCGGCAATGATCTCATCGGCAATCTTTGTACCAGCATCCGCGCCTGCTTGCAGTACCTGACCAATGGCAGTTTCAGATAGCCCCATGCTAATAAGGGTTTTAACCTTGTCAGAGAAAGTAGATGCTAAAGCAGCTTGGTCTTGAAGTACCTGCAAGAACGTCTTGCGATTAGTTACAGAATCAGTTGCAGCCTTTTGAGCATCTTGCAAACTCTTTAGTGCTTCCTCTTGGGCTTCTATGTTTTCAGTCTTTAACGACTTATCATAGTTTTCTTGTGCCTTGGTCAAGTCAAGTTGAGCTTCTTTGGCTTTGGTTATTGAGTCAATAGAACTACCCTGAGCAGAACCAAAGTTTAGGACTTGACTAATGGAACTAGATACTGAACTGGCGTAACTACTGAACTTACCTTTTGCATCATCCAAAATTGAATTAGCACTAGACAATGTTTCAGTAAACTTTGCAATCTTTTCAGCAGCAGACTTGCTTGCACCACCAACAGACTTAGATGCAGCACCGCCACCACCGGGAGTGTCAATAGAAGCAGCAAGGTTCTTAGCTTCATCTGCAATAGCTGATAGATTTGTTTGTTCTTCCTTTAGCTTATTGCTGAAATTGCTATATGCTACGCCTGCACTATCTATGCCTTTAATCAAGAAATCAAAGTTGCCAACTTCTTTAATTACATCGTCACTTTTTAGCACCTTTTGATAAGCGTTATAGCCCTTGATTAAAACGTTAATTGCAGCTGAAGCTGCGTTACCTAACTGCACGAAGGCAATGACAACACCGCGAATGGTCTTGAAGATCGCTTGACCCCAAGACATTGTGGCATCACTGCCTTTAACGAATGCAGCAACAATTAAAAGAATGACAGTCGGTATAAGAACTATGCGCTTGACTAAGAACTGGAATGCAGTAGAAAGACCCTGCAACATCTTGATCATGTAACCCACAGCAATCATTGCCGGGCCAAGTGCAGCAGCAAAGAAACCAATCTGAATAGCAGTAACTACGGCTTCTGGTGAGAGTGTCTTAAAGGCTTCAATGAATCTTTGCAGGACTGGCAGGACTTGGTTACGAATAACGCCAACCACGTTGATCATAATTGGCATAAGCACTGCGCCAAATGAACCAGACAAGTCCTCAACTTGGGCTGCTAAGAATTTCTTTTGGTTAGCAAGACCGCCAGAAGTACGAGCTACGTCACCTTGCTGTAAAGCGGTATCTCTAAGAATAAGAGCGTAAGCAGCTTGGGACTTTTGGGCAACAGACAGAACGCCTTGACCGTCATAGATACCTAAGTTCAGTGCTTCCTGACGTAAACGCACATCGTTAAGTGCAACACCGAAACGCTTTAGCGGTTCTGTTTCCCCGGATAGACCAGAGCGCAATGCAACTAAAGCATCGTCAATAGGCACGTTGTTAAAGGATGCCATGTCTGCTGCAAGTTCAACCAAGCGCATAGACATTTTTGCAGACTCAGCCTGACCAATGCCAAAGGCTTGAAACAAGTTGCCGTAAGTTCCAGCAGCTTCTAAGGCAGCTCGTGTTGATACACCTAATGTAGTAGATGTTGTCTTTCCCCACTTAGCAAGTTCGCCTGCTTGTGTCTTGAACACAGCATTAACTTTGGCTTCTGCTTCTGCAAGATTAGAAGCATCTGTAACGGTCTTGTTCATTACAACGCCAAGACCTGCAAGTGGCAAGGTTACGTTTCTAGTAAGGCTCTGCCCCGTGCTTATGAAACTCTTACTAATAGATTGAGTAATACCACCAAAGGTATTGCCCATTGCTTTGCCGTGTTTTTCAATGTCCTTGAAAGACTTAGTTAAGCCAGCAGTGTTGCCAATAAATTTGACTTCATAGCTTTTGCTCGCTGTGGCTGCCACTAAGACTCCTAAGTGGCAGAAGCACCTGCCATTAACTCTAAGAATTCACGGAGCATATCTGCCCGCACTTCCTTTTGACTCATTCCATTGTACCTAGATAAGTCAATGTCCTTAAATTCTATTTCACATTTAGTGCATACTTTGCTGAGTGTGCATCTGCATTCCCAGTGGTCTACTGGTCTTTGTGACTCACGCCTTGTAACGGTTACAGGTGGTCGGTCTGTATAGCGGTGTTCAGGTGCTTGCATGATTTCACCGTGACCACGCAAGGTCTGGTGATCTGCATTAGGTGCGTGTTGTGGTGCAAAGAAAATACGGGCTGGGTCGCTGGTCTGTGGATCGCCAACAATGTCTAGGAACTCGTGCATCTGTTTCCAGACTGAGTACCACTCGTGGCTAGGCACAGGTTCAGCAAATGGAATAACAATGTGCCAGTGCTGGTCATCAGGTGCGTGGCTGTAAGTCGTGTAGGCAATGAACTCAAAGCCTTGCAGTTTGTCTAACGTATTGTTTAAGGCTTCGCCGTCTAGATCAGCAACGAATGCGTTGATAGCAATTACGTTCTTGTTACCTCTAAAGCCGTTCTCAACGTAGGTCACAGGGCTGTATAGATGCCCTTTGTATTTGTCCTCACGCTGGGCATGATGCGAAAGCAAAGCTACAAAGTCAGCCCAAGAATCTGCGTATGGCTTAGGTCTGTTGTCCTTAACTGACCACCATTTAACTGCGTACATACCTCAGACGGTAGCAGATGTTATACGCTATGTCTAGCCCATTTAGAGTTTGTAAAGTATGCGTTCTAGGGCTTTTAGGTATTCCCGGTTAATGGTTGGTGACATGGCTTCGATAGTCGGCCAGAACCAATAACCCCTATTTCCTGCGCCCAATCTAGGGGAACGGGCAGGGAATTGCTTTAGGCGATCAGAACCAAATTCAGAACCAAAGAATACGTCACCTCTAGTGACCTTGGTTTTACGCCTACGGTTAGGGCGTGACTTGGACACAAATGCAGCAGAGCCGTTTAATCTAACAACAGGCACACGGTCTGGTCTAGCCCTAAAGCCCTTAGCGACTTCCATAGCTTGTCTTGGCTTCTCGGCATAGGTTGCGTGAGATTGAACCTCAGTAACCACTTTGCCAATTAGGTTTACAGATGCCTTGCGAATCTCTTGATTGAATTCAGGGTCTTGCTTTGCCCAGCGAGCTAGTGACGGATACAACCCGGCAATCTGAATCTCAACCTGAGCGTAGCCAGCACGACCACTTAGAAACTCTGACTTAGCCATTTAGTTCCCCTGACTGTTTCGCCAGCGCAGATACATACCCATAGTGAAAAGCATACGTTCAGATTCTTCCATTAAAACTGATGGAGCAATACCAGTTTCAACGGATAGATAAGCCAGATACCAGTGTTGGGATGAGTCACCCAACCCAGTTATTTTGGGCTTTCTTCACTCGCTTCAATAGTGTCTACTTCATCGCACCATTCCTCGAACGAAAGGTTAGTCTTACCCTTACGTTCTAGCCAGTGCCACGCAAGCCATAATAAGTCGGTAATGCGAAAATCTGCTTCTAGTGAAGCAACACTTTTAGTGAACTTGTCCTCGAATGCAACAAGGTCACGAGCAGTGGCAGAAACTTCCTCTACCGTCTTATCTTCAAAAGTAACGCGCAGGTTGATCTTCATACTATGCAGACGTTCCGCGAACGATTGTGCCTGATGTTGGCCAAGTTACAGAAAGGGTAGCAATGTCACCAACGCTGGATGCAAATGGTGTGTAGCTGTTCACTAGGCAAGTTGCTGTGTAGCTTGGGTTAGTTGAATTAACAGTTCCTGATGTTGGAACGATTACAACAGTAGCCAAAGTGTTTAGCAATGGGAATAGGGTTGCATCTACTGAGGATGAACCAAAGTCCTGCATGAACTGCAAGGTGATTGAGCCAGACTTTAGACCACCAACACGGGTGCGGAAATCGCCACCAAATGCAGTTGTTTCTAGATCGTCTGATTCAATAGCGAGTTCAACGCTGTTTAGGTTTGTCGAGAAGTTTGTGCCGTTGATTGTTACCTTGTAATCGGTGGCTGCGAATTTCGCCATTGTGTGTTGCTCCCTTAGTCTGCGTAGCAGAGAACTAGGAACTCTGCTGCTAAATAGTTTACTTCACCGACTGAGATCGTGGCATACGCTCTCATATCGGTAACTCTTAAATCATACACTTTCCCACCGAGTGTCTTATCTCGTTCAATAGCCAACTTGATACTTGATGCCCCGGTGCTGGAACAGAAAGCATCTATGGCATTTTGGGCTGATCGTTCAGCTACACGACCAACTAAGACAATGACGGTAAACGTATAAGTCTGCATTCCTCTTTGGAATGTGTCATCGTAGTTAATCGAATCAGGCTGAACTATTGCTATCGGTGGACTTGGGTTATCAGGCATCACGGCTGCTGTGCGTAGCCCGGTAATGCTGGCAAGGTTAGTGGCAATCCCTGTGCGGATTTCAGATAGTTGAGCCATTAGGCAAAGTTTCTCATACGGCGATAAGGCGAAACCAACTGCGCAACGTCTGGGTCAATGTCCCTAGTAACAGAGATCGCGCCAAGATCGCCGAAGCCAGCTACGCCAAGCGGCGAGTCTAAACGCTTAAAGATACGGCTGGCCTGAATGATGCAAGCCTGAGTGATAGCGATTGGAACGGATGAATAACCAAAGACTGCTGTTAGTTTGACAAGTGCTTGACCTGACTCAACCGGGAACAAGTAATTCTCGACAGCACGAATGCGTGTGTAAGGAACTTGTAGACCATCTACGTTGCCGTTAAGTGGTTCTAGTTGATAGTCACCTACTGCCCAAGTCGTATCAAATACTCCATCCCCAGCAGAAGAAGTTTGTAGGGTTATCGCTGTACCAGAGATATCGTCAATCTGCGTAATGTAAGAATCGTCAGCTGCGTAGTAGCGCGTGGCTGTACCAGATGAATAGAAGTAACGCCCAGCGTGTCCGTCAATAGCTCGTGATGCAGACTCAACAGCCATCTCTAACAGGCTGTCATCTACGGCATCTTGAATTCTGAGTGCGGCTTTAAGCTGCGCTAAAGTTGCGTATCCGTTGTTTATTGCCAAAGTAACTCCTAAGTCTAGGTCTATTCTACTTGCGTTCTACTAATGCCCTACGGATACCTTCACGCAAACTAATCTGCGGTTTGAAGTAATGATGTGACTGATAAGGATTACCTACGCGATACTGAACGCCAACTGGCGCAGTAAGTATGTGGTTGAAGATTGGCTTGATACCTGCTTCTTCGCAGACCATTTGTGCAAGGTCATTGAAGCTCGTAGGAACTCCAGAGCATAGATTCCAAGTGCCGTCATAACCAGTCTGAACATGCCAAAGCACAGCCTGAACAATGTCCTCAATGTGGATGAAGTCGCGTACTTGCTCACCGTCACCCCAAATGTCAAAGACTTCTACCCCGGCTAATGCGCGGTCAATGAAACTAGGAAACGGATAGTCAGCATCTTGATCTGAGCCATAACCG